ACTACATAAGCATCAGTTAAAACTATACGGGCCATTTACTTATACTCCTTTTGTGATAGCGCCTGAAACTGGCCAAGTCACACTTGCAGTGGCCAATTCTCCTACTGAACCTGATAGCGGTTGCCATTCTGAAACAAGAGCTGTGAAGGTGTAGGAAGGATTTGTTGCAGATACTGCTGCGCTTGTTGGCTTGACTACAACGGTTGTTGTAGTTCCAATAAGCGGGTAAATCGTTTGTTCCACGTTGGATGTTGCAAAATCCTGATGGAATTCTAAGGTTACAGAGTTATCAGCCAAGCCTGCGACACGGGTACGACCTGCGGCACTGGTGGATGAGAATCCTGTGGTTTCAACGACATCTTCGCTAGTCGTGATACTCACGCTGGCAATATGGTCGCTGAGATCAACAGAGTTGATGACGATGCTGGCATCTGTCAAGACAATGCGTGCCATTATTCAATCTCGCTTTCGGTTGCTAGTTTGCTTGCTGACTTTGCAGAAATAAGATGGCCTGCGGCAACAAGTGCCTCGACATTACATCCTGCTTCTTGCAATTCTTTATCGGATATAGAAGCACCCTTGTTTGCAAGAGTGAACGTATCTGAATTGACTGTGTAGCTCATTATTCTCCTTGACCCCAGATGGTTAGCCTGTATCTGTATGATAGAAATTCCACATCTCCTGCGAGATATGTTCCTGATTCTGCTGAAGTGACACGCAAGGCATTACACGCACCGCCAAGTGTTAAGTCAGATTCAATTGCTGCCTTGATAGAAAAGTCACCAGAGCCAGTTAAGTATTTGTCCAAATTATCTTGAGCCGTTCTTTCAGAGAAGCGTTGGACTAGAACATAGACATCTAAGTTCGCTTGATCCAAGCCACGGCTATTGTTTAAGTCAAAAGTAAAATCTAATTGCCCTATAACAGCGCAAGGTGGCTGTGGTAGGTCAGGCATTATGTCGTATGAGCGCAGACCCTTGATTGAGGAAAGATTCTTCTTAATGCCTTCGCGAACCTGCGTAGGTTTCATTTTGCCAACGCCGAGAGTTTGCGGAATGGGCGAAGTAGAACCTCGACATCTGGGTCTAGGCGAGAGCCAAGTCTTACAGTTCCCAATTCAGGAGTTCCTGCGATACCAAATGGCGACTGACGGCGTACAAACAGGCGTGAGGATTGGAGCTTGCAAGCCATTGCAACTTCGTGTGGAACGGATGAGTAACCCCATACCGCCTTCACGCGAACTGATTGAGGCAGGTTGTAAGGGAAAATGTAGGCGCCGATGGCGAGCAATCTTGTATAAGGCCATCCTCGGCGTGGGTTATTTATTGGCTCAACCATAAAGTCAGATGTTGACCAAACTGTTTCGTATGTTTGGTTGAAATTATCATCGGTTGCAATTTCATTGATGCTTATGAAGTCATCGGTGTTGGTTGTGTAGAAGTCTTGCGCTGTATAGTAACGCGTCACAGGACTACCAGTTGTGCCATCTCTGTAGAAGAATCTGCCGGTATAGTCATCAATCATTCTACTTGAAGCCATAATTGCTGCCTCAAGAGCAGTATCATCCTGAATGTCCTCGATGTTTAGAGATTCCTTCAAGTCTGACAGTGTGCAATATGCGTTGATTAGAGCCACGCTTTTTCCTCTTCTCTGCCTTCGGTGCTATTGCCCGTTCTAAATCGGGAGTTGCTGTTGCGGTTTGTTTCCGCCAAAACTTTATTCTTTCCACGATAGGTGATGCCTTTCATCGAGCCAATAAGACTTCTGATGTGGCAGAACTGCTGCGGTGTTTACGTGTATGGGGAATCCTAATTGACGAATCCTTCTTGAGAAAAGCAAATCCTCGCTAATCCAATTGCCATCAATAGGTCCATCCCAGAACCAACACCAGTCTTTGCCTTGATGGGGGTCTGCCATCTCTCGCATTTTTTCTAAGACGCTGCGATGTATAAGAAGGCACCCAGTTCCACAGGCATCAATTTGAAAGACCGCGTTGCGATCATATTTGAACAAAGGCAAGAAGCCTTCAGGCACATCTTGAAAGATGGCTGGAACTGGCTTTGGATATAAATGCTTGTGAGCGTCAAAGGCCGCAAAGACAAGGGCTGACACTACTGGTCGTTCTTTATCGTGAGCAGTTTGACAGAGTAAGTCAAATGTTTCGGTATCTAGTTGCTCATCGGTATCTATCATCAAGAGCCAGTCGGAATCGGTGTTCTCAAGGAAAGCCTTAACGACGCGATTGCGCATCTTGGAAAGTAATCCTGAGCCTTTAATTCTGACAAATGGCCCTAGTCTGTCGGCGCGATTTTGGCAGAGTTGAAACATTCTATATGCCCACGCCGCGTTGACGGAGCCTGGGTCACAGGCGCCAATTGAAACTTTATGACCTGACTTCATTGAATCCCCCGATTCATTAGGAAGTGTAGAGGCGAGCAAGTCGGGGGATTCCCACTCGCCCCTACACAACTATTTAGTTATTCGTTCTATTTAGAACGATGGAGCTGTTAAGCCAGTTCCGCTAATGATTGAAGCTGCGGCGGCATAACGTTGTGCGGTGAAGGCACTGAAACCATAAACAACTGTCTTGATGGTTAGGCTGCCTGGGGCAGTTGCATCAAAACGTAGTGAGAATGGTGATCCTGGTTGCTCCCATAGGTGCATTTCGCGAGCATCAACTAGATAGATTTCATCTTGGTTGGTTGCTGCGCCATAGGTTGTTCCTACGTTTGCATCTGTGATGATTGGAAGTCCAAGTAGTTGGTATCCACTGTTTGCGTATTGTGCAACACCTGCGCCTGTTGCTACTGCGTTGGTTGGGCCTAGAGCAGTTGGAACAACTACTGGGCGACCTGCGGTATCAGTTGCAGCGAGCAAAAATGCTAGGCGTCTTGGATGTAAAATCCAGTGCGTAGGTGTTGTGAACACATTGCTCTGAATTTTTTGTAGCGCATCTGCCAACTTAGGATATAGCAAAGCAACAGTTGGAGATGTTGAAGTGAAGGTTACTGCGTTTCCACCTGCATTGCGGATTCCTGTGAACTGGCCGTTTGAGCCTGATCCATTTAGGACCTGAGCATCAAGTGTGGTGTGCCAAGAACGGATTAGGTCAGCAACAACAAATGTGTCGATGCCTGTTCCGCGCTCAATTGCTTGACGTGATAGGTCTTGCTGTCCAGCGATTGTGCGAACTGGAATGGAAAGCAAGGTGTCATCAGCGTCAGTTTCGGAAACAGCAGTGTTCTGTGTTTCCTGAATTGCTGTTGATGTACCTGTCGTCATTCTGCTAATTTCTAGCGACATACCGGCGGCTGGAAGTGACATCTTGTTTGTTGCGAAATCAGCAGTTGGGCGACCTGCGCGAGCTAATGGAGCTGCGAGATCGACTAGATACTGTGGAATTACAAGTCCAGCGAAGTTTGATGTATCAACATCGCGACGCTCAACTGACTCTTCCTTGATATGGCGTGCAAGACGCTCTTGTGCGGCGTAATCGCCACGTACTTGTGCATTGAACGCATCGCGAACAAAGGATGTTCCATTGTCTGGGCGATATGTGCGCTCTTCGCGAACGATTGAAGTTGAAGCCTTTGGTAGTGCTTCTGCAACAACAGAACGTGCTTCTGCTACTTTTGCATCAGCAACTGCCTGAGCAGTTAACTTCTCAATTTTTGCATCGAGTGAACGTGATTCTTCAACGAGGGCATCAACCTTATCGGTTTCCTCAGCTGTGAGGTCGGTGCGGTTCTCTGCGGCTACTGCCTCAAGAACTGCATCCATTTCAGCCTTCACTGCATCACGGCGCTCAATTACTTTGTCAACATATGACATTTTTTGAGTACTCCTTGTGAGTGTTTAGGGTCCGAGGTGGTGGCGATGATGCTTCACGGCGCTCAAAAGAGGGTGTGGGCTTCGCTCCGACTTCGTAATCTGCTCGGATGAGCAGAAATCTATTTACTTGCGTTGATTATTGCTTTTGCTAGGCGAAGTGAAATCTTGCGAGCTGCTTCTTCACTTGGCGGTTGTAATGGTGCGATGGCACGAAGTTCAGAAGCCTTGTGACCAACTAGGGTTTCGGTTGCCTGCCATCCGTCGCGAAGTTCGCGATAGATACGGATTAAAATCGCAGGATCATCTTCTTCTGCTGTGATAGAGAAGTCTGAGTCTGGAATCTGTAGAACTCCCTCACGCCTTATCTGAACAATACGGCCACGAGCGGTGCCACCTGATGAATCCCATTCTACGAAATCACCGACGACATCAACTGCGCGAGAATACTCTTCATCTTCGTCATCTTCGTCATCGACGGCATCTAGCAGGTCTGAGAGATAATCACGAAGAGCCTTGATGGAATCTTCATCTAGCTTGCGACCTTCTTTGATGGCATCCAAGGCGCTTGCAATCTTTTGGCGAGCCTCAACTGATGT